GAACCTTCGCGGGACGTGGCCCACGCACTATGCCTGTCGGTGTGAGATCCGTGAACTGGCCAGAGCGCACGACGCCGAGACGCGGGCGCTGCGGGAGGCGTTGGGGCGGCTGCTCTATGTGCCGGGGATGCTCAGTGACTCTAGGACGTGGGACAGTCGCCAACGTGAAGTCCATGACGTAGCCCGCGCCCTCCTCACCTCCATGCCCGGGGCGGGGAAGCCGTGACCCCCGACCACGCGGCGGCGGTGGAGGCGGTGCGGGCGAGACACGAGGCAGATAAGCAGCACGAGTGGCCGCTCGATCATTGGTTTGACCAACTCCAAGAGGACCGTGGCACCCTCCTCCGCGCCTACGAGGCGGTGGTGGAGGACCATCGCATACGTACCGCCAAGGCGCGCGAGTTGCAGATCATGCTGGACGAGCAGCGGGCCGTCCTCGACGCCGCGCTGGCGTGGGAGTCTGGCAAGCAGGGCGCTGTACGAACGCTCCTCAACGCCATCCGCGCCTACCGCGCGGCGAAGGAGGGGACATGAGCACACGCGTCTCGCTGCTGTATTTCAAGCTCGACGACGACGGCGAAGTGCATATCTTCCAAGAGGGCGGGACGGACGACGTGTGGATGGAGCAGCTCTCCCGGCTCTGCACCGCGCGTGAATGGAACCGCGCGCTCGCCGAGGCCAGGAAGGCCGAGGAAGCAGGGGGCGATACGGCGTGATGGGGCTCACGGTCCCGAAGGAGTCGGCCATCCAGACCGCGATCTTGCGGTGGCTCCGCGTCCTCGGCATCCCCGCCATCCGCGTCAACTCGCGCGTCTTCGAGGTCGCCGACGCGACGAAGCGGAACGGCTACCGGCTCATGCGCGCCAACGATGTCAAGGGCACCTCCGACATCCTCGCGTGTCTACCGCCCGAAGGGCGCTTTCTCGCGCTCGAGGTGAAGCGCCCCGGCGAGAAGCTCACACCGGAGCAATCGGCGTTCTTGACCTGGATTGCCAGCGCCGGCGGGATCGGCGCTCGCGTGACGAGCTGTCAGGACGTGATGGACCTGCTGGACCGCCACGGGTGGAAGCGGTGACCGTCTACGTGCTCATGGACCACGATATCGAGAGCGACGAGGTGTTGGGCGTCTTCGCCAGCCGCGAGGCCGCGCAAGCCGCGATTGACGAGGCCCAAGGGGAGTACGAGCGCCTTCGCCGTCTGCCGGATCCGACGAGTCTGGAGGGCTGGCTTAAAGCCTGTCGGTGGAGCCGCGCTGAAATCCACGAGTGGGAGGTCTTGGCGTGAACCTTCGCGCGCGAGGGGGGTCGAACGGGATGCTACCACGGGTACCGGAGCGCGTTCTGCTCCCCTTGGCGCAACTGCGTAAGAATCATGGGCAATGGTTTACGCAGGCCGAAGTGGCGGATGACCTCGGCGTAACCACCCGGACGTTGCGCTATTGGCTCAAGGCGATGCAGGACCGTGGCCAAGGGCCAAGCTATGAACAAATCAGGATTCATCGGGTCAATGCGTGCCATCGGATCAAGCGCTGGCGGATGGATTATTGGATACTCATAGTGCGGACGTTTTATACCCAGAAATAATGTTCCGGCTGAGATGGAAAGCAGAGGTGGAAACTAGAGTAGGAAATAGGTGGCCTTGACGACGTTCTGACCAACGCCCCAATCTGTCGCGCGTGCATGATGGATCACCTACCACGCGCGGTGCTTCGCAACCCCATCAAGTTCGAACTCGCCTCGATTCACAACTACGTCATGCGCCGGCTGATTCGCACCCACGAACGCGCGGCGAACGGGCAAATCAGCAAGGACGAGGCGCCGGGGTACGCCATCCAGGTCAAGATCGCGCTGGGTTTGCTGGAGCGTACGGCCCCGGTGCCCAAGGGCGATGACGGTGAGCGCGGCCCTGTCACCATCAACGTCGCCATCATCTCCTCCGAGGTTGCTGGACACCAAGCTCAAGCCAACGGCGCATCAGTTCGCTTTATCGGTGGCGCAGGGGACGGCGCGTGAGATTGCCTGCTTCGGCGCCCGTGGCGATGGGAAGACCTGGGCGGCCCTCTGGGCGATGGTGATGCACGCGGCCGAGCATCATCGCGCGGGTTTCCCCTTGCCGACCACCTGGATCGGCCTCCGCGACACGCATCGGAATCACGTCCAGTCCACGAAGAAGTCGCTGACCTCGCCCGGCTGGCCTGCCGAAGCCAAGTGGAGCATGAGCGACGGCGACCACCTCGCGACCTTCGTGCTCCAGGGCGTGCCCTTCGTGCGCCTCGAGCTCATCGGGGCTGACTCGCCGGCGGATGCCGAGCGCGTGCGGACGGAGGCGCATGGCTTGTGGGTCGATGAGCCCGCCCCCGCCGCCGAGGTCTCGAACGGCATCACCGACGAGCTCTACTACATCGCGAGTTCCTCCGCCCGCCTCGACACGCATCGGCGCGTGTCCATGCTCACGAGCAACTACCCCGACTCCGATCACTGGACGGCGCAGCGCTTCGTGTTCGAGCCCCAGCCGGGCACGCAATACTTTCGCATCCCGGGGGGCGAGCGCGCGTCGGCCGAGTATCGCGCCGAGCTCGAGCGCCTCTATGGCACGCGCCCCGATCTGGCCCGGCGGCTCGTGCGGGGCGAGTTCGGCTCCGTCATGCTGGGCGACCAGGTGGCGGTGGGCTTCTCCCGCGCCCTCCACGTCAAGGCCGTGCGCCCCTATCGCGGCGTGCCCATCTGGCTCGGGCAGGACGGCGGCCACACGCCGACCACGATCATCGGGCAGCGGGCGGAAGGCCGGGCCCGCATCCTCGGGGCGCTCTCCAGCGAGCACGCGGGCATGCGCCAGCACATGACGGAGCTCGTCCTGCCGTGGCTCGGCGAACACTGCCCATGGGCGCTCGAAGGCTCAGACCAGGTGCAGGTCCGCTACGACCCGAGCCTCGACACCGACGAGCAAGCCGACATCGAATCGAATCCCCTTCGGGTCATGCGCTCGCTCTTGCCCGGTCACTATCGCCCGGGGCCGGTCTCGTGGGAGGGGCGCAAAGACCCGATGCTCCGCGTGTTGAACACGATGGTCGGCGGGGAGCCGCTCCTCGAGGTCGATCCCTACCAGGCCAAGGGGCTCATCAAGGCCCTCGATGGCGCGTGGTACTACGCCCTCGGCACGGACGGGAAGATCAAGAAGGCCGACACGGCACAGGGCAGCGCCCAGCCCAAGAAGCCGAACCATCCGCACGAGGATTATGGGGACGCCTTCTGCTACCTCGTGGCCGGCATGTGCCCAACGCGTGAGGTGAGCGGGGAGGCGCGCAAGCCCTATCTCGCGAAGCATCGCTTCAATCCCTTGGGGCCGACGCTCGGGACGCGCCCGTTCGTGCCCCGGAAGGACTGGTGATGTTCGGCAGCCCCGATCATCACGAGGGCCCGCCGGCCGAGTCGGCCTGGCCCGCCGAGCCCGGAACCCCGGAAGGCACCAAGCGCCCCGGCGGCGGGGCCGTCGGCCCGCGCGTGGTCCGCAACGGCCAATGGGTGCGCGACGACGCGCCGCTGGGCGGGCAGGACATGCCCACGCTCGGCGGCGTCCCCACGACCCTCTTCGCGTCGGGCACCGCGCCGCCGCCCAAGAAGAAGTCTGCGCTATGACGGCCCCCCGGCTCGAGGCCGCCGAGTTCACGCTGGGCGGGGATCTCCAGGACACCTGTCGCGACGCCTGGCATGTCTTCGATTGGCTCACCAGCACCGACACCGTCACGTGTCACTGCGGGGCCCGCACGCTTGGCATGGCCCTCGCCAGAGAGGACGCGCATGTTCGGATCCCCTGATCTCCCCGACCCGCCCCCGCCTGAGCCCGCGCCGGATACGACGGCGGCCGACAAGGCTGCTGATGAAGAGCGCAAGAAGGGCGCGCGGCGCAAGGGCCGCGGGGCCAACGAGCTGACGTCGCCCCTCGGGGCCGCGGGCTACGCCGATCTGGGCGAGGGCTCGAACCAGACGGCGCGCCAGAAGACGCTCGGCGGGAGCTAGCGCCATGCCCCTCACGAAGAAGGGCCGGACGATTCTCACGAGCATGCGGAAGGAGTACGGGACGAAGAAGGGGACCAGCGTCTTCTACGCCTCGATCAACAAGGGCACGGTCACCGGCGCGGAGCGCGGGAAGTAGATGGCCGCCTCGGTCGATCCGGCCCGCCTCGTCAAGCGGTACGAGCGCCTCAAGCAGCGGCGCTCCACCGTGGACGTGCGGCAGCAGGAACTCGCCGAGCACATCATCCCGCACAAGGCCGTCATCACCATCGACCGCTTCGAGGGCGAGGACATGACGGAGAAGGTCTGGGACTCGACGGCGATCCACGCCAACGAGCTCCTGGCCTCGTCCATCCAGTCCTCGCTCATGTCGGATCTCTGGTTTGCGCTCGGGCTCCGCGGCACGCCCGACACGATGAAGGACGTGACCGACTGGCTCGAGCAAGTCACCGAGCGGATGCTGCAAGCCCAGAAGCAATCGAACTTCAACGCCGAGCACGGGGAACTCTGCCTCGACATCGGCGCCTTCGGCATCGGCTGCCTCTTCATCGAAGAGAAGAAGCGCGGCGTCGGCGAGGGCTTCGGCGGGATGCGGTATCAGTGTATTGCCCCCGGCTCCTACGCCATTGCGGAGAACGCCGAGGGGCGCGTCGATACCCTCTTCCGCGAGTACAAGATGTCGGCCGTCCAGATGGCCGAGGAGTTCGGCGAGGACGCGCTGCCCGAGCCCGTACGGACGGCGCTCCCCGAGCGGCCCGACCACGAGTTTGATGTGGTCCATGCGGTCTATCCGCGCGTCGGCTCCCGGGCGGTGAAGAAGGGCGCGAAGTTCATGCCCTTCGCCTCCTGCTACATCGAGAAGCGCACGAAGACGCTCCTGCGCGAATCGGGGTTCGAGGAGTTCCCCTTCTGCGTGCCGCGGTGGTCGAAGACCTCGGGCGAGGTGTACGGGCGCGGGCCGGGCCATACCGCCATGCCCGACATTCGCGTGCTCGCCCGCGTGAAGGAACTGACGCTCTCGAGCGCGTCGAAGGCCATCGACCCGCCGGGCCTCGTCAACTCCGATGCCGTGTTCGGCGAGCTCGAGCTGCGCCCGTCCTCCCAGAACCCCGTGGAGGGCGAGCCCTCGAAGGCGTGGGCGCCGATGGAGTCCGGGGCGAAGTTCGACGTGGGGAACCTCATCATCGCGGATCTCCGCGCGTCGATTCAGCACATCTTCTTCTGGGAGCAGCTCCAGCTCCAGGGCGAGCGCGTGATGACGGCGACCGAGGTGGAGCGGCGCCTGGAACTCATGCGGCGCGTGCTCGGGCCGACGCTCGGACGCTTCGAGTCGGAGCTGCTCAACCCGGAGCTCCAGCGCCAGTTCGGCATCATGCTGCGCGCCGGCGCGCTGCCGCCGATCCCCGAGGCGCTCTCCGGCCAGGACATCGACATCGAGTACAAGGGCCCGCTCGCGCGCTCGCAGAAGACTGCGCGCCTCGCGGCCTTCGATGAGGTGTTCCAGAAGATCCAGCTGATTGCCCAGATCGACCCGCAAGCGGCCATCAAGGCGCTCGACAACTTCGACCTCGACGCGCTCATCCGCGACCAGGCGAGCGTGGCCGGGCTCCGCTCCGAAGACCTCACCTCGATCGACTACCGGAAGAAGGTCCGCGACGCGCGCAACGAGCAGCAGCAGCAGGCCGCGAAGCTCAATGCGGGGACGCAGCTCGCGGAAGCGGCGGGCAAGGTGCTGCCGCATCTCCCGGCCTTGCGTGACGCGATGGGCGGGGCCAACGGGGCACCGACCGGGAAGGCGGCCTGATGGACTCAGCCCTCCTGCGCGCGTTCCAGCAAGTGCCGATGGAGGTGGTGGTCTACATGGCGGGCTGGGCCCGGTCGCTGCCGACGCTCGAGGAGCGCGGGGGCGCGGCGCAGGCCGTCAACCATCTCGTGCGGATGCGTGATCCCCAATTCAACAATGCCTTGCTCGAAGCCACGAGCAAGCCCCCGAAAGGCAAGGCGCTGCATGGCTGAGACGGCCACGCTCGATCTGGGCACGCCCCCGGCGGGTGCCCCCGCGGAGACGAACGGCACCACGTCCACCGCGCCCTCGTTCACCACGCAGCCGACGACGGACTGGCGCGAGAGCCTCCCGGGCGACCTCAAGCTGGACAAGACCCTCGCCGACTTCAAGGACGTGGGCTCGCTCGCCAAGTCGTATGTCGAGACGAAGAAGCTCGTCGGGGACGCCGTGCGCATCCCGAAGCCCGACGCCAAGCCCGAGGAACTCGCGGCGTTCTACAAGCGCCTCGGCGTGCCCGAGTCCCCGGACAAGTACCCCATCGAGTTGCCCAAGCTCCCCGACGGCGCGCCCGGCTGGCACGAGCCGACCATCCAGGGCTTCCGCGAGACGGCGCACAAGGCGGGGCTGACGCCGGCGCAGGTGACGCAACTCATCGGCTGGTACGCGACCGACCAGCTCGGCAAGCGCGATGCGAGCGCCGCCCAGTCCTCGACGGCCAGCCGTGAGGCGCGGGCGAAGGCGCAGGCGGCGCTCGAGCAGGAATGGGGCCCGCAAGACTCGCCGCTCTATCAGCGGAACAAGGGCCTCGCCCGCTCGGCCGTACGGCATCTCTTCGCCGACGATCCCGAGCTCGCGGCCTTGATCGAGGGCGAGGGGAATCGGCCCGCGCTCGTCAAGGGCTTCGCCAAGATCGGCCAGACGATGCTCGAGGACGAGCTGATTGACGGCGACTTTACGCCCGCGCCCGACAAGGCGACGCTCGACAGCCAGATCCGCGACGCGCGCGCCACCCTCGCGCGGCTCAACCCAGGCAGCCGTGGCTACCTCGACGCCAAGGCCACCATGGACCGGCTCTATCAGATGCGCTACGCGGGGGGGAAGTAGATGGCGAGCTGGGCCACGCTCCGCGACACGCTCTTGAAGGCGCAGCAAGCGCTTGAAGAGGCGCCACACAAGTTCCGCATGGACTTTCAACCGTACTGGGATTGGTACGACGGCGACCGGGCCGCGACGCTCGCCGCCATCGTCGCTGTGTTGCAGGAACCCGAAACGAAGAAGTAAGACCGCGCCGAACAGCGCCGGACTACTCCGCGAGGAGCCCGGCAACGTCGGGGGGAGACCCGACGCAGGAGCGCCCGCGTAAGGGCGTGAGGCAGGCCGGGCATGGGCCCGACTACTTGCCGCGATGTCGTGAGCCGTTCCGACACCGAGCAAGGAGTCTCGCACCATGGCCGACCAGCTGCCCCAGTGGTTCATCCACGCCGTCTCCGACAACGTCACCCACCTCGCCCAGCAAGAGCAGTCGCAGGCGATGGCCGCGGTGCGCGTGCGCGAGGGCGTCGTGGGCAAGACGTATCCCTTCCAGCGCATGGCGCAGATCTCGCTCTCCGAGGTCTTCGTCCGCGACGGTGACACCCAGTACCTGAATCCCACGCTCTCGAAGCGCCGCGCGAACCTGCGCGACTTCACGGGCGCGCTCCTCGTCGACGACTTCGACCAGGTGAAGACCCTCACCGATCCCCAGTCCGAGTTCGCCATGGCCCTCGTGCGGGCGCGCAACCGCTCGCTCGACGACCTCATCCTCGGCGTCCGCGGTCTCCAGTCCGCCGGCGCCGCCGACACCCCCGTCGGGGGCATCCTCGGCCTCGCCCCCACCGTCGACGAGGGCGCCGAGACCTCGAGCACGACCGCGCTCCCGAGCGCGCAGCAGATCGTCAACGGCGGCGCGAACCTCACGATGGCGAAGGTGCGGCAGGCCGCCCGCATCATGAACCTCGCCGACGTGGACCTGACCGATCGGTATTTCTTCTACTCGCCGGTCGGCATGGACAAGCTCATGAGTGACAGCACGGTGACGAGCTCGGACTACAACACGATCCGGGCGCTCCAGCAGGGCGGCTTCCCCCAGGACGCCACGTGGATGGGCTTCAAGTGGCGGATGTCGAACCGCTTGCCCAAGGTCGGCAACATCCGGCAGTGCATCGCCGTCCAGAAGCAGTGCGTCGGCTTCGCCGTCGGCATCATCTCCGATGTCGAGATCGACAAGGCCGTCCACAAGAACAACAACCAGCAAGTCCTCATCAAGCTCTCCGCGGGCGGCGTGCGCGTGGATGACTCCGGCGTCGTCCAGGTCGACATCGACGAGACGGCGTAAGAGGAGGCGACCACCATGGCGCTCCAGTTCCAGGTGTACACGGCCAGCGTGGCCGGGCAGGTGGTCACGCTGACGCCGAAGACCGGCAGTGAGTCGAAGCCCACGCATCTCGGGGCGACGACGGTCGTCTTCAACACGGTCGCCAATCCGGCGCCCACGGAGTTCTTCGACAACAACAGCGACTACATCGTGACGCTCGAAAAGCTCACGAAGAGCTAGGGGGAGGACCAACGCAATGGCCACGGCGTTTCTTTCGGACCAGGAAACCAAGTTTCAGGCGAACCCGGGGCAGAAGGTCGGCCCCGTGGATGCGGGGCGCGTGATGGCGATCCCGTTCACCAAGACGCTCCCCGGCTCGGGCCTCGCCACCGGGGACACGATCGCGCTCTGCCGGCTCCCCGCCGGCTCGCGCGTGCTCGGCGGGCAGTTCTGCTGGGACCAGACCCAGGGCGCGACGGCCACCACGGCCATCGGCATCAGCGGCACCACGGGCAAGTACTTCGCGGCGGCGGTGACGGCCTCGGCCGCCGCCTTCGCCCTCGGCACCACGCAGGGCACGGGCTATTGCGGGACTGCGCTGGCCGCCGAGGAAGCAGTGATTGCCACCAACGCGGCGGCGGCGTGGACGGCCAGCTCCGTCCTCCGGGGCCACATCCTCGTCGTCGGCGCGTCGTAAGAGGAGACCTCACGCATGAGTTGGGCGGCCCTGGCGAGCTCGAAGTTCAAGGACTCGGACATCTGGTGCGGCAACGCGGGCGCGCCAGCGCCGCCCGACTGTCTTCCCACGTCACTCACGGGCGGGGGCAATAACCTCCGCGCCTCGGTCATCGGCCTGGCGTGGGGCACGGGCTGTCTCAACACCACGACGGGCAAGTTCATCTTCCCGCGCCTCGGCGGTCACGCCGATTGGGCGGGGAACCAGGTCGTCTCGTTCGATGCGACCGCGAGCCCCGATTTCTGGTCGCTCGATAAGAACTACTCGACGGCGTACACGCCGATGGCGCCGACGGGCTCGTTCCTCTACAAGTACGGCACCAACGACCCCGCCTCGGTGCACTCCTACGGCGCGGTCTGCTGGATGCCCACGGTCTCGCGCGTGTGGTCGGGCGGCGGCATCTACTGGTCGCCGGGCGGCTCGAGCACGCCCCAGGTCGGCTTCTGGTGGGATCCCGCGGGGCTCACGTGGACCGAGAAGGCGACGCGCCCCGGCGGCTACGGCTGCGTCACCGGCTGGGACAGCGTGGGCTCGCGCATGATCCTGCGCCTCGCGGCCGGCGTCTGGGCTTACGACCCGACGCTGGAAAACGGCGGCCCCAACGCCGGCGCCTACACGCAACTCTTCGCCCAGAGCGCGGGCACCGTGGCGTCCTCGATGCTCGCCATCGACGCGCCGAACCGGAAGACCTACCGCATCGAGAAGAACGTCGGCCTCCGCATGATCGACTTCAACAACCTCGGCGCGCACGAGCGGACGCTGACCACGACCGGGGATACCGCGATCAACGGGGCCACCGCGCCCGGCCTCCTCTACGTCGATAACCGGCTCGTCGCGCTCGGGCCGTCGTCCGTCGCCGGCCGCTTCGCCGTCTACACCGCCACCGTCGAGGGGCACGGCCTCCCCGGCCAAGATCCCGTGCAGTGGGTCCGCGATCCCGTGGACGCCAACGAGCCCGCCGTCGGCATCGCGATTCATAACGGCATCTGGGCCAACTTCTTCGGGCCGATTGGCGGCAAGTACTACTTCGTCAACAACGACAACGACGACCAGCTCGTCGGCGAGTACACACCGACCTGGACCGCGACCACGCATACCGTCAACGAGGTCTCCGACGTGGCGGTGGAGGTGCTGGCATGAGCCTCGTCCCGTCCCCCAACGACCTCCGCGAGCGCGAGGCCGTGACGTATGCCTCGATGGCCGAGTTGCGCGGCTGGGTGCCCGAGGTCGCCGACGCGCTCGATCACTGGATGAAGACGCACGCCGAGCATCCGGGCGATCTCTATAACCCGCGCCTGCAATGCCGGTGGATTCGTCACGAGGGCTCGCCGAATTGGTCGGTGCATGTCTTCTGCAAGACGTGCAACGCGAGTAGCGCCGAGTTCAACACGGGGAGCGACTGAGATGGCCTGGTCCTCCGTCGCCTGGGTCGTCAACCCGCATGGCGGGCAGTCCAAGCACGCGCGGCAGTTCTACGACGCGAGCCGGCAGAAAATTGTCATCAGCGGCGGCGACCGCGATGGGTCGGATGCGGGGCAGCCGAACATCTACACCTTCAGCCCCGGCAACGGCACGGCGACGAAGATCCTCGACCAGAACGCGGCGGGGAAGATGCCCGCGTACCCCGACAACTGCACGTGGGTGCATGCCTCGGCGGTCGACCGCTACATCATTGCGCGGTCCTTCTGGTTCCGCACGGCCTACGCGAAGACGCAGCAGCCCGCCCGCCCGGATGCCGACTGGCTCGATAACAACGGCATCTTCGACCCCACCACGAACACGTACTCGGCGACCGTCATCCCGACGCCGGCCTCGCCCTACGGCTGGGGCGGGGACTCGAACTGTAACTTCGGCCAGTACAGCCGCGCGCGGAACGCCCTCGTCCGCTGCTACTACGACGGCGCGTGGGGCAACACGCTCCAGATCATCCCGCTCGGCGACCTCGTCACGTTCCCGACGGCGATCCACTATTCCGTCGGCTCGTCCTACGCCTCGGGCTCGTTCATTCGGAACTACATCCGCAGTATCGACGCGCACGCCAAGCAATCCGCCTACGACGAGCAGGGCGACTGCGTCTACTTCGTGGGCCAGTCCACCACGACGCAGCTCCCGCCCGGTGATACGGGCTGGGGCCTCATCAAGATCGACCTCCGCAACCCGACGGCGGGCGAGCGCATCGCGCTGCCGGCCGACTTCCGGCCCCAGAACACGCCGGCGGGCGGCGGCACGGACTACCTCCTGGCCTTCGACCCGATCCGGCGCGAGCTCGCCTTCCCCCAGATCGTCGGGTATGGCGGCGAGGTCTACTCGACGCTGATCTACACCCTGGCCTCGGGCCAGTGGCGCACCATCGCATCGAACGGGCCGCCGTATCCGCAAGGCAACGTCTTCTGCTTCGCGGAGAACATCGGCCAGTACATCCTGACGGGCGGCAAGGACACGACCTCGATCCTGCGCCCCGGCGAACCGCTGCCCGCGCCCACGTCCTACTTCATCCTCGACCCCGAGAGCGGCGTGGTGCCGCCCCCGGTCGTCGGCGAGCACATTCGCGCCACCGCGCTCACCGTGCCCGTCAACGTGGATGTCTCGATCCAGGCGGGCTTCTACCGGCACACGGTCAACGCGCACGGCAACCCGACGATCCTCGAGACCGTCGACACGCCGAACGCCGACATCAAGGTCGCGGACTACACGACCGTCTTCCCCGTCGGCGCGGCGTTCGACTTCACCGCTGTCCTCCGTACCGTGGGGGACACCGCCGACATCGGCTCGCCCATCACGCGCACCGTGACCATCACGGGCGAAGACCCGAGCCCGCCCGATCCGCCGGCCGGGGATGTCACCGCCCCGACGATTGATTGCACCTTCCCGGCGGTCGATGAAGTGGTGTCGGGGACGATCTCCCCGATCTTCACCGTCACCGACGCAAGCGGCGTGCTCAAGACGGAGGTCCGCATCAGCGGCGTCCTCCTGAATGGGGCGACCTTCGACACGACCACCGTCCCGAACGGTGACACCGAACTCCGCATCGACGCCTGGGACAACTCCACGAACCAGAACCAGGCGACGCTGACGCGCAACGTCGTCGTCGATAACCCGGCGCCGCCCGATCCGCCCGATCCCACGCCGACGCCCACGGCCGTTGAAGCCATCTTTACCTTCCCGATGGCCGAAGACCCCTCGCGCGTCGTCGTCATTCTCTGGGCGCCGGTGCCCGAGGGCTACGAGTTCATCTACGCCGGGCGCAAGTGTCACTGGTCGGAGGCGACGACCGAGGAAGTCGCCGCCATCGAGGCGGGCCGGGTCGCCGAGAAGGTCATGAGCCTCGAACGGGTCGGCACGGACGCGGACATGCAGGCGGCGCTTCTGGTCGAGTCAACCACATGGACGACGCGGGTCGCGAGCATCGCGACCTGGGTCACGCTGGCGAACGCCGCCTTCGACGGCGACGCTTGGACGAAACGCTAAAGGGGGGAACGACGATGCCGTTCTACTACGACGTGACACGCGAAACGACCACCAACGGCACCACGCAGACGCTCTCGACGCATCTGCGCTGCACCACGGGCTCGGCCACGCCAGCGGGTATCGTCGGCCTCTACGCCGATGCGCGCCACGGCACGGCCGGCGGCGGCGTGGTGTACGGCATCCGCCCCGGCGCGGCGGGCTCGGGCGGCACCGCGGCGACCGAGAACAAGAAGCACCCCGACAACCCGGCGGCGGCCACGGCGTTCCTCGACGACACCACGGCCATCACGGCGGGCACGTCGCCCCAGGTGCAGATGACCGTCGGCATCGCGCAGACGGGCGGGCAGGGCGGCTGGGTCGCGCTCGAGATGGCGATGGCGCTGCAGCTCAAGGCCAACGCCGGCGCGAACGGCAACTTCGAGGTCGGCTCGAAGGCCGTCGGTACCTCCGTGCCGATCAACGTGACGGTGGATTGGTGGGAGCAGACGTAGGCGGTGAACTCGCCCTTTCTGCTCAACGGAACCCCGCTGCCCGACGCGCGCCTGGACCTCTGGGCGCGTCGGAAGCGGACGGAAGTGGTGTGGGGCAGCCTCCGCATCGAACGGGTGTACTGCGTCAACTGCGGGAAGGCGGGCGGGGGAGCGCCGTTGGGCTCTCCCGTCTTCTTTCTCTGCGACGACTGCGTGGCGACGTGGGGCCCGCCCCCGGGCTGTATCGAGGTGACGACCGATGGCCTATAGCAGCTCGACGGCAATCACCATCACGCTCAACTCGCTCGGCAACGGGAGCGCGCGCGAGTCGACGGCCATCGACAACTCCTCGAATCTCTACAAGGACGCCCATGTCCGCGTGACCGTCAACGTGGGCACCGTGTCCGGCTCGCCGCAAGTCCTCGTGTACGCCTACGGCTCGGAGGACGGCACGGTCTACCCCGACCCGGCGACGGGCTCGGATGCGGCGATCACGCTCGAAACGCAACCCGTGATGACGCTCGCGCGGGTGATCCCGTGTCCGACCAGCAGCAAAGCCTACGAGTCGGACGTGATCTCGATTGCCCGCCTCTACGGGGGCGCGCTCCCGCGCAAGTGGGGGATCGTCGTCGTCAACAACACCGGGGCCGCGCTGGCGGGTTCCGGCTGTAGTGCGAGTTACACCGGCCTGACATGATCGGACTGCTTCAGCCTGAGATTGGCCGGCGGCTGTCTAGCCATCCCATCACCGACAAGCTCGTGATGGCGGTGAACTTCCACCGCGACAAGGATGCCGGCGCGGGCTCGTCGATCGTGGTCATTCCCGAGGACTCGGGCGTGGCCGGTGACGGGACATGGACGCGGAGCCTCGTCGGCTATGAGGACGGCGTGAATGTCCTCGGGACATGGGCCGGCTTCATCAATGCGGGAGCGAACAATCAATTCCTCTGGGCGCGGAGTGATTTCGTGCCGACCAGCAATGTCACGGTCCTGACCGTCTACGAAAAGTCCGACGGGACGCTGCGGAACGGGACGACGTGGGGCCTCAACACGCCCGCGCTCTACAGTGCCCAGTGTACGGCGACGCTCCCGTGGGGCGACGGCATCGCCTATTGGCATTTCGGCGGGAACACCGTCGGCGTCAACGCGCTGGAGACAAGCGGGTTGACCTGGACCGGCGTCAATCGCTGGGTTCATACCGCCGGCCCGCGTGGCATGGAGTTGTGGCAGAACGGGATCAAGGTCAACTCGAACGCCGCGAATCCCACGCGCACGCAAGACAACGGCATCCCATTTTCGCTGGGTGCTCGCTCGAACGGCTCGGGCATCTCCAGCGACATCGCGCACTTCAACGTCTTCGCCATGTGGGCGCGTCAACTCACGCAAGACGAGATCATCACCGTGAGTTGGGACCCCTACATGCTCTGGGACAGCCCTTCCGCGTTCGTGTTCTCCCACGCACAAGCGGCCAATTCGAACTACGGCGTGGGCTTCCCGATCTTCAAGCTACAGCCGGCGCGGTGGGGCTGATGCCCTTCGCCACCTACAGCAGCCGCCAAGTCGTGCGGATCGACAACTGGGGCACGAATCCGAGCGCCACGCCCGGCACCTCGGTCACGCCCGGCGCGTCGAACGCCGAGGGCACCTATACGCAGCTGGTCTCCACCTTCGGGATGGAATGTAGCGGCTTCATGCTGTTCTTTTCCGGCGGCGCCACCTCGGCGAACGACAAGAGCCAGTTGGCCGATATCGGTATCGACCCGGCGGGCGGCAGTTCGTATACCACGATCATCTCGAACATCGTCATGGGCGCGTCCGCCCCGGTCACCGCGACGGGCGGGGGCCAGCGGTTCTTCTTCCCGCTGCGGGTGCCGAATGGCGCGAGCATGGCCTGCCGCATCCAGGGGAGCAACGCGACGGCGGGGACGGTGCGCGTCGCCGTCCGGGGCTATGGCGAGACGACGCATCGCTGGATGCTCCCCATCGGCCAGTACGTCGAAACGCTCGGCACCATCACGAACTCCAGCGGCGTGACGTTCACGCCCGGCAACGCGGCGAATGGGACGTGGGTGTCCCTCGGCACCACGAGCAAAGACCTCTGGTGGTGGCAACTCGCCTACCAGGTGAGCGGCGGCACGATCACCGCCGAATACTGCTGGGTCGATCTAGGTTATGGCGCGTCGGGGAGCCAGGTCGCGATCCAGCGCCGCTATAACGGCGGCACCACCGGCGAGACGTGCGGCGACCTCATGGCGAACGGGATTCTCTGGCATGAATGCTATTGCCCGGTGGCCGCCGGGACGGAGATGTGGATTCGCGGGCGCGCGGACAGCGCCCCCGACACGGGCTATAACGGCGTGGCCATCGGGATCGGGGGCTAGGGCATGGCGCTCACGTTCATCAATGACAGCGCCACCATCGGCGCGACCGAATACTTCCTCGCCTCCGACAGCACGACGAAGGTCGACCAGACCGACGATTGCATTCTGCAAATCTGGGTGGACTTCGGCGCGCTCGCCTCGGGCGACGACTACGAGCTCAAGGTCTACGAGAAGATCAACGCGGGCACCCAGCGCGTCATCATCGACAACCGCTTTGTCGGCGCGCAGAGTAGCCCCTTTGTCAGTCCGTCCCTGATCGTCGGCGACGGCTGGGAAGTCAGCGTGGCGAAACTGAGCGGGACCGACCGCAGCATCGGGTGGTCGCTGCGGAAGGCGACCTAGTGTGGCATGGCTCTGGCCACCGTATGAACTCCAGGCCGACACGGTTGAGGAGTCGACGCACGCGACATTCCTCGTGCGCGTGCCGTTCCGCGCCTATGGACGCAACCCGTATGTCCGACACGGCGCGCAGGATGAGAGCGCCCCACCGCCACCCGAACAAGGCGACGCCGCGTCCGGCATTCTCGTCGTCCCGAGCTGGGGCGCCTATCGCCTCACGCGCGCCAGTCGGCTCTACTACTACCGGCCCGCGCTGGATACGCCCGTCGTCGCCGAGCCGCCGACGTGGTCACCGTTCCTCGTCCGGCTGCCGCTCAAGGGCTATAAGCCGAATCGGTATCGCTTCAACACCGCGCAGGATGTCAGCGCCCCCGGCGAGCCCGAGGTTCGGCGCGACTTCCTCGTGCGCCTGCCGTTCAAGCGGTACACGCCGACCCGGTATCGCTTCCACGTCTCGCCGCACGACTCGGTTGTCGTCCCTGAGCCCCCGACGCATCCGCCGCATCCCACGCGGCCGAAAGACCGGCTCGAAGCTCGCTACAAGTACGCGATGGGCGCACGCACGCGCTACAACTTCCACCACGCCACCGACCAAGGCGTCGTCATTCCCATCTTCGCGCCCTGGTGGGCTGAGGACGTGAACTTGATCTTCGAGGACGACGGGATCACGCGATGAGAAAGAACGTCGCCGGGCAGTCCATCGGCTCGCAGATGACGAAGGTGGCCGACGGGACCGACTTCACGGGCACCGTGACCGTCTCCATCACTATCGACAGCGGCGTCCAGGCCGTCGGCACCGTGGGCGCGGGCGTCTGCACGCACGAAGGGCTGGGGTATCACTCCTATCTCCCCGACCAGGCCGAGACCAACGGCGACCACATCGCGTACACCTTCACGGGTACGGGGGCGATCACGCGCACGGTGCAGGTGTATCCGTCCGGCGCGCGCGCGGACATGGATGACGCCCTCGCCGACTATGGCGCGCTCCAGCCGACGGTGCCCGGGCGGAAGCTCGAGGTGACCAACGCCGGCTCGGCCGCCGTGGACTGGGCCAACGTGGAGAACCCGAACAGCGTCGTCGTCCTCGGCAATACCACCATCGGCAGCATCGGCCCGAACGGCATCACCAGCACGTCGCTCGACAGCACAGCCACCGAGGCCATCGCGGACGGGACGCTCCTCCGTGACTGGACCGCGATTGTCGCGTCCGTGCCCGCGCGCTGCTTGCTGAATGCCGCGCGCTTCCTCCGTAACAAGTGGAGCGTGGCGGCGGGCGTCCTCACCGTCACCAAGGAAGACGACGCCACGACCGCGTGGGATGGCGTGGTCACCGGCAACCCCACCGCCGACCCGATCACGAGCGTGGATCCGAACACATGAGCGTCGGCAACCATCTGCGCGCCCCCGGCTCCACGCTTGAGTGCCCGGTCATCCGGTGCGGGATGCACTTCCGCGCCTCGGCCTGGCTCGAGCAGGGCGAGGTCGCCACGCTCAGGGATTGGCTCCCCGCCATCGAGTACGCCCGCACGAAGACGTGGCGCGGCTGCACGTGCCAGCTCTACGACCGCATCAAGGCGGCGCTCGCGTGAGCATCACCTGGACCCGCGTTAAGGTTATCCCGTTCAACTATTTCGGATGCGGGATGCAGGGCGTCACCTGTCTCGGCTCAGGTCGGATGCTGGCCACGCTGGAGGAGGTCGGCGGGCCGACCGGGACGGTGCTCCGCACGTTCCTCTCGGCGGATAACGGGCAGACGTGGGCCGAGGGCACCGAACTCGACCTCGCCGACAACCTGAGCCAATGCCGTATCCGCACGATGGCCTTCGATACCGTCGTGACGGGCTTCTCGGGGCCGCAGACGTTCCCCTCCGTCTACGAATCGCAGGGCACCGTCGTCGCGCGCTCCACCGACGCCGGCGCGACGTGGGCGAGCGCCGTCACGCTGGCCGACTGGACCGCGATGTTCCCGAACACCGCCACCACGGATTTCTGGCAGACGACCGACTTCGTCAAACTCGTGGACGAGACGACGGTCCTCGCGCTGGGGTTCTTTACGAGCGTCGGCGCGGCCAACACCTACCTCACCTCGACCGACGGGGGCGTCACGTTCAACAACCCGCGCAACGTCACGGGCTCCTTCGGCCACTTCGGCGGCGTCTCGATGGGCGGCGGCGTCGTAATCCTCTGCGACACGAGCCACAACCCGGCGCGGGTGTTTCGCTCGACGGACTCCGGCGGCTCCTTTGCAGCGGTCACGCTCCCTGGCGTCGGCAGCGGGGCGACCAACGGCGCCGCGGCCATCGGGCCGGTGTCGGGGCAGCGCGTGGGTGTCGTCGGCGGGCGCAGCGGCCAGGTCGCGTTCTTCTCAACGGACAACGGCGTCTCGTGGACGCAGGCCACCATTGGCGGGGCCGCGCAGAACGGTCTCGACATGGTCGCGGTGGACGCGAGCCACGTCGTCCTCGGCATGACGATCACCCTCGCGCAGTCGGCGGCGGGGCAGACGCCGTTTCGGCTCTCGACCGACGGCGGGGCCACGTATCCCGACTCGGGCATCATCGACGCTGGGACGCCCTTGGACCCGGCCGTCGGCTATGCCGTCTTCCAGCTCGCCGTGGCCGACGACGGCAGCATCATCGCAGTGGTCCAGACGACCGACGGGAGCAATACCCACCCGAACGAAATCTGGCGCGGCGTCATCAGCGGCCTCGTCGTCGATGGCCCGTGCGTGCCGCTGACGCCGCCGGTGCCGCCCGGCCCGCCCGTGGGCGTGCTGACGCCGCGGCTGGACTGCGTGCCCATCTTTTCGCCCGTCTCCTGTCTCGTGGAGTGCCCGCCGGACCCCGCGCCCGCGGTGGGGCTCCTCGTCGCGCCGAGCGCGCGCGGGGGCGGCTTCCTCTCGCCGCTCTTTCTCCTGGGGCTCGTGACCGGCACGGGCGGGCTTCTCGTCACCACGGGCGCCCTCGGGGTCTCCACGACTTGCGGGGCCACCTTCGCCAACAATCACTGCGCCGTCGCGGGGTGCTAACGACATGGCCGACAAGTTTCTGAGTGTAGGCAGCATCAAGGCGGCGAGCACGTCGGTCTCCGTCTTCTTCCGGCTCTGCGACACCACGACCGGCGCCGCCACCACGGGCAAGATTGCCGCCGACATGACGGGCTCGTACTGGCGGCAGGGCGGCGTCCGCGTGGCGATCACGCTGACGGACCTGGCGGCGGTCAATAGCGCGTACTCCTCGGGCGGCGTCAAGGAAGTGGACGGCACGAACCAGCCGGGCCTCTACCGGCTCGATCTCCCCGACGGGGCGGTGGGCACGGGGGCCGACTGGGTCGTCGTCTCCATCAAGGTCGCGGGCTGCCAGGCGTGCGACGTGCCGCTGGCCCTCCCGACCTACGCCACCCTGAGCAGCGCGCTCTTCGGCACCGTCGTGGAGAGCGAGGGCAGCTACACCGTCCAGCAAGCCCTCTCCGTCATCCTCGCCGCGGTGGCGGGCGTGACGGCCACGGGCGGCACCGTGCTCAAGTCCCCGAACGGCGTCGCCACCCGCATCACCGCCACCATCAACGGCTCGAACGAGCGCACCGCGATGACGGTCACCCCGAGCAGCTGATGGCGAACACGCTCACCCAGCTCAACCTCTTCAACCAGGCGGCGACGCTGCTCGGCGATTCGCGCGTGGCGAGCCTCACCGTCACGGGCAACAGCAAGGTCAGCGCGTGGAATGACCACTACGCGACGACCCTGGACGAGCTGCTCGAGGCCCACTTCTGGAACTGGGCCACGGTGCGGGCGACGATCTACGCCTACGCCGCGCCGGCGGGCACGCTCGCGCCCGGGGCCACCACGGGCTCGGGCATCACCTTCACCACCTCGATCACCGGCGTCTTCGGGCTCGATGCGGTCGGCAAGCGCCTCGTGGGGAACGGTACGCCGGGCGACGCCACGATCACCGCGCTCGTCACGACCTCGCCCGCGACCACCTTGACCCCCGCCGCGGGGGCGCTCACGCCGGGGCAAACCGGCGTCATCTTCACGGCGGGAGCGGCGCTCTTGAGCGCGCTCGACGTGGGCAAGCTCATCGAGAACCTCGGCGGCCTCGGCGTGGCGCGCATCACTGGGTTCACCGACACGACGCATGTCACCGCGACCATCGTCACCGCGTGGGACAGCGTGACGGCGATGGCGTCGGGCGCGTGGCGGCTCGTCCGCACGGACCAGGTGACGGCCGACATCGGGCAAGACTTCTTGAGCCTGACGCCGCTTGCGGCGGGGGCGTGGCGCCTCTATAACGCCGCGCCGAACTGGGGCTTCGCGTGGGCGCTGAATCTCCCGGCGGACGTGGTGCGCATTCAGCGCATCCGACACGCGACCATCTACCAGATCGAGGGCGCGTACCTCCTGTGCAACCAGGAGAGTCTCAACCTCCTGTACACGCAGCGCGTGACCGACATCACCCGCTGGCCCGCGCATTTCGTGGCGGCGGTGGTCTACACGATGGTGTCGAAGCTGGCCGAGCCGGTGAGCGGCCAGCGGACGAAGATGGTGGATTGGGGCCAGCTCGCCGCGCAGAAGTTGAGCCGCGCCCGGCTCATCGACGGCATGCAGGGCTCCCCGCCGATGCTCCGGGCCTCCGACCTCGCGCAGGCCCGCCGTGGCGCGGGGCCGATCTACACCACCGAGGAATAGATGCCCGCGCATCCTTTTCAGACGAACTTCACGGCCGGCGAGCAGACGGAACAATTGCTCGCCCGTGTGGACTGGCAGAAGTACGCCAACGGCGCGGCGTGCCTCAAGAACTTCCTCGTCCGGCCCCACGGGGGCGCGGCCACGCGCGCGGGCACCATGTACCTCGGGGACGTGAAAGACCCGACGGCGCGCGTGCGCCTGATCCCGTTCATCTTCTCGGTGACCCAGCCCTATATGCTCGAGTTCGGCCCGGGGTACATCCGCTTCTGGGCGAACCGGGGGCGCGTCGAGGTGGCGGGGGTGCCCGTCGAGGTCGCGACCCCGTACACCCAGGACGAGCTCCGCGAGATCCGCTACGAGCAGTTGGCCGACGTGCTCTACCTCGCGCACCGCGCGCATCCGCCCGCGAAGCTCCAGCGGCTCGCGGCTGACCAGTTCCGCTACGTGGCGATCAACTTCACCCCGCCGCCGACCTTCGAGCAGGAGATCACGCCGGTGGCCGACTTGAGCCTATCGGCCACGACGGGCATCGCGCAGACGGCCACGGCCTCCGCGTCGGTCTTCCTTGCGGGCGATGTGGGGCGGCAGATCAAGAGTGGCCCGGGGCGCGGCGTCATCACCGTCGTGGGCAGCGCCACATCGGTCACCCTCGATATCGTGGACGACTTCCTCACGACGGGACCGATTGCCGCGGGCGACTGGAGCCTCGACGGCTCGCCCAATGCGGGCACGCTGACGCCCAATACCGCCAAGCCGGTCAACGCCGGCCTAACCCTCACCTCCTCGCTCGCGGCGTTTCGGGTCGAGGACTACGGGGCCTATCTCTTCCTCAGTGGCGGCATTGTCCGCATCAATGGCGTGCGGAGTGACACCGAGGTCGGCGGCATCATCGTGAAGGAACTGACGGACACGACCGCCGCGCCGGTGGGCGGCTGGACGCTGGAGCGTCCCATCTGGACGGCCGCCCTCGGCTTCCCCGGCGTCGTGGCGCTTCACGATCAACGCCTCTGGTGGGCGGGCTCGGACCAGAAACCCGATGGCTTCTGGGGCTCCGTCGTGGGCGACTACGAGAACTTTGCCGTCGGCCCCGAGGACGACGACGCGGTCGCCTTCGTCGTGGCCTCGCCGGGCGTCAACATGATCCGCTGGCTCAAGGGTCTCTCCGACGGCCTCGGCATCGGCACGCTCGCGAACGAGCTCTTGGCGACGGGCGGGACGGATAGCCCCATCACGCCGACCGCCATCACGGTGAAGGACCAGACGACCTACGGCTCGGACTACACCGTGGACGCCATCCGCATCTCGAACGTCGTCCTGTTCGTCCAGCGCGGGGCCCTTCGCGTGCGCGAGTT